AAATTATACCCGTGCCTTCTTTTACCCTCTTGTGAAGAATTTACCTCATGTGGACTTGGATATTTCGGCTAACACTATGGTTTCTCTTGAAGTTCCATATGTGAATTCGTTGGAGTATTTTCCCATAGATTTAAATTCGGAGTTTGACATGGTGCATGGAGTTGTGTCCTTGACCAAGATGACCAACCCTCGTGTTGTGGAGGGCCAGACGCAGCCAGAATATGCTTTGTATTTGTCCCTGCATGATATGGAAATGATAGGAGCTGTGCCCTATAATTTTAGGGTAGTAACATTACAATCTGGTTTGGGTAATAAATCTATCGCGACACTTGAGAAACAACACATGGGCTTGCTTAGTGCGCCTTTGGAGTCTTTTGCCAATGCAGCGAGAGCCATCAGTGATATTCCCATGTTGAACAACATCGGGGGCAAAGCTGATTGGTTTCTCAGATCTGCTGCTAAGGCAGCCTCTGCTTTTGGTTTTAGCAAGCCAGTGGATGAGGTCAAACCTATGCGTATTAATAGAATGACTTATGCAGGAGATTCGCACATAGACATGCCTTTCCAGGGTTTTACAACATCCCCTTTTATTTCCAACAAACTTGCCATTAATTCAGCGGTTGGTTGTGTGGATGAGGATCAGATGGCGTTTAATTACGTGTTGACTAAGCCCTCTCTTATTTATAGAGGGCAGTTTAATCAGGCTAGTGCCACTGGTGATGTGTTGTATGGTTCCTATGTTTCAATAAATTCATTTTGGTACAGGGATAGGGAGGTTGGACCCGCGAATATTAGCGGGAATATACCTCACCCTGGTGTTGCAACTGGGACTAAGAATTGCTTTTTGCCATCAACTTTGTTGTACATAGGTAGTAATTTTAGGTATTGGAGAGGTGACCTTAGGTTTAAGATTACCTTTTCTAAGTCCAAAATGCATGGAGGCAGAGTCCAGTTCACGTACATACCATACACCTCGAATCCAGCGGCCAATCTTACGCTTGGAAATGATATAGCAGCTCCTGAAGCACCAGCTAATTTGGTACAGCCCACTGGTTTGTCTACAGTGTTTGATTTGCGGGATGGTGCGGAATTTGAATATGTAGTTCCATATCTCTGCACGGACCCGTATATGACACTTGCAGGTGCCACTGGCGCAATATCTATGACCGTTGTAAACAGCTTGCGTGCACCGGGGGTTTCTGCATCTGAGGTTGATTTCATGGTAG